TGTTGCCTCTTCCATATCAGCGTCACACCCACAGTCGCATTCTGTTACCAAACTTCTGGATAGATTAATGGATCTAGCACCCAAAAAGTCAACAGATTTTTCTGCTAACATTTTTGAAAAGTGTTGTTTAAACTCTTGTATGTTTTCATTTGCTGCGCTGTTTATTAGATCGTATGTGTTTGACATTAGAACTGTTCCTCTTCCCCTTCGGAGTAAAGTCCGTTTTCCTTTTCGCTGGACATTTGACTGTCCATTGCCTTGATTTCATCCTCGTTGAATTTAAGAATGTTTTTTCGCACCCACTCCATGGAGTAATACTTACCTATGTATTCATTGACCTCTCTTAACACATCCATTCTTTCTTTAAGAATTTCTGATTCTTTTAGTTCAGAGAAGTAAGAGTCGGTTGCATATTCAATGTACCCGTCTTGACTGATGCTCTTCCAATCATCAACAGTAATAACGCCTTTCAGGATGAGTTGAGTCTTGAGAAGATCCATGAACAGATCGCTGAAACGATGTCTTAGTCGTTCGATGTACTTGGAAAACCGAACTTCGTCTCTGGTGATCTCAGCACTTCGTCCCATGTTAAAACCGTTTTCGGCTTCTAGTCTACTGGTAGGGATACCGAGGGATCGGAACAACTTCTTCTGGAAGTACTGAACGTCTTCCATTTCACCGAGGTTCTGTCCACCATCAAGTGTAGAGATCTCTGTGCCTCTACCACCTTCTCTTCGTGGTAACCAGTAATCCTCAAGCATATTCATATGCTTCTTGTCGTCTTTAATTTCACCAGTGTTTGCATCGTAAACAAGTTTGTTTCGATACTGGTTCATTAGACCTTTTAGATATTGCTCTGCTTTGTTCTTAGGTAGGTTACCAACGTCAACGTAGAACACTCTTCTTTCTGGCGCACGGGAGATTCTATAGATGACAACGGAGTCCTCGATCATTCTTAATTGATTCAGAGGACGAATGGCTTTATGTAGATAACCGATTACCTTTTTCTTGGTAGAGTCAAACAACCCGGAGGTGATGTAGCAGATTGCATCGGGGGATACTTTGATTCCCTTTTGTACGAACTGTGGTTGATACTTAGAGGTCTTTTCCGACATGTCATACATGTAAAATTCGTTTGTTTCTTTGACTACATCTATACCCTTATTGTCTTTTTCTTTTTTAACCTCACGAATCTTTTTGATTCGAGTGGGATCAATGGGTCGTAATTCGACGATTCCTTTTTTGGTGTTCTTTTCATCAATCACCTTATGGAAGTATAGTCTACCGTCAACAAACCACTTCCTGTACATATCAGTGCCTTTATTATTAAAATCAAGAAGAGATAGGATTTCCCTGAACTCTTCATGAATTTTATTTTTAATTGTTTGGCTCTGATTGTAGTGATCTAGATTTAGTTTTACAGGAGTTCTGTAATCATCAAATACAATGCTTTCGTTGACAATATCTTGAACCGCAATCTCAACCTCTGGTTGAAGAATCATGGTTCTGTAGTGGTTAATGAATCCGCTATCTGATTTTTGATCACCTTCGAGATCTAGATACGATCCATAAAAACCGCCTGATACTACTGTTGTAGCACCATCCTCTCTATCTCTTGGGACGAAAGACTCTACATTACTTACTGGTGCGTCAGGATTCTTCTTTCTCCCGAAACTAAATCCAAATAGTTCTGGCATTATAAAACCTCATTTTGTATATTATCAGCCAACTTCACCGACTCCGCCTAGATCAACGGATTCGATTAGGTTTGCGTCAGGTGCGTCACTCGCTAGGAAGTAGGAGTAACTTAGTGTCACTGTAAACTCAGAAAGAGTATCACTTGCATCCGAATCTAGAGCCATATCACCGATCACTGTTGGGAAACAGTGGAAGAATGAATAGGTCTTGATTGGGTTGTTTTGTCGATCAAGTTGATCGACGCTCCATGTTGGGAACAAGCCACCCGCAAGGAAACTTCCTTGACTTAGATCGTGTGCTTGCTCTGCAACGTTACCAATTGTAGAGTTGATTGCTTCCATCCACCGTTCAAACTTAGTGCGAAGATTGAACTCGCTGTCACTGATGATTGTAATTGTCCAATCATCAAACGTTCTGTTTCCGGGTAGTTTTAACTGTCTACCACGGAAAGGAACAAGAATAGTACTCATATTTGACGCTGGTAGTGCAGCAGATCTACATAGAAAACTAACTGAATCGTCTGTCCCCTCTGGACCAATTTGACCGTTAACTCTGAAGAGATTAGGTCGAACTCCACCCTGCTTTAGATTGTTCTTAAAAGTATTAATGTTCATTTAAGTTTCCTTCTCTGTATGTATGCCTACTTTAATCAAGTACCTGCGATTTCGTTAAAATCTACTCCAGATCGAGCAGCAACGAAGTTAAGTTGGATGAAGTTAATTGAGCGTGTTGGTTTGACGAAGATGTCTGCAACGAATCGGTTAGCATCAATGACTTCAGATGTATTGTTAGTGTCATCGCAAACAACCTTGAAGTCGGTAATGCCTCTTCGTCCCTGAATATCTCTCAAGAATGGCTCGATGAGGTTTTTGAACTGTGATCGAGTAAACGAGTCATTCTGTTCGAAGAGTTGGAACTTTGCAGCAGTAGAGATCGCTTTCTCCATGACGATGAAGAGTCTTCGAACATTGATTCTATCAAACGCACTTCCCTTGGATTGTAGAGTCTTGTCACCGAAGAGAACTGTGCCTTCTCCGGGGAAGGAAACTACGGGGTTGATTTGATCGATGTAGAGATCATCTCTCTGTGCTTCTGGTGTTGGGTTGATGGCAAGTTTAACTACACCACGAACCTGTCCACGGTTGAAACCAGCAGGAGAGAACCAAGGATCGTTGACATTATCTGTTCTAGCACAGAGTCCTGCCATGTCCCCGTTTAGTGGTACCCAACGAAGAGTGTCGTTGTGCCGATCATACTGGAACTTCCATCCACTGTCCATAAAGGCGTATGAACTAGACTTGTTGAATTGTGTGTTTCTGAAGTCCTTGACGTTAGCAACACCAGTACTTAGGTTAGCGACATCAACACAGTCTGCCTCTTCTGGAGAGATAAAGGCAACACAGTCTTTTCTTGCGTCTGCAATATCTACGATGCTTCCTGCGAGGGATGCACTTGCAGCACCACCGAGGATTAGCGAGACATCCACCGTGTCTGGATCAGAGTATAGGTTGTATGCGGTGAGAAGTTCAGTGTCACTAGAGGTGGCACCATAAGCACCAGATACTCCAGAGTCATATCGTCGGATGACGTTACCGAATGTAGTTCCACCACCAGCACCGTTGTTGACGCTTTGGTTTGCACCAGATCCACCAGTTACACCTAGAAGTTGATTTCCTGCTTTGATGTACTTGGAGTTCTTGTTGATGATCTCAACATAGAAGTTAGAGTTTCCATCTCCATCCTTAGCATCGTTAGCGAGAGAGACTCCGTTGAACACTTCAAGAACTTCATCCTTGGTTCCGTTAAACTTACCATCTTCATCGATGACTAGAACGGTAAATTGATCACCAGTACCACCTACAAATTCTAGGCTAGATGTGGTATAAGGACGCTCAACGAAGTTAGCATACTTGAATTCCCACTCAGCAGTGGTTCCAATTGCAACAGTAGCGTTACTGAGTGCTGGTGTAAACGAAATTGTAGATCCGGGAGAACCGTGAGTAATACCAGTAACGGTGAATTTGGTGGTGAGGTTTCCGATCTTAAGGGTATCACCTACAATGGCAGCAGTCTGTCCACCAGTACCACCGGTCCTTGCAAAAATCTCAGTTGAGACTGCGGAACCAGAAAGTCCCATGTGTCTACCAGCAACAGTTGCAGAGTTTGCTCGGATACCGTTTGGTGCGGTTCCACCACCTGCTTGTGATGCAACACCAGCAACAACCGCAACTCTTAGCGAGTTACCAAGATCACCGGGGAACTTACCATAGAATACACTACCGGAAGCAACTCCAGTTCCATGTACAGCACCACCTGCACTAAATCCGGTGTTGTATACATCATCGTTCTTAATGTGCTTACCAGATCCACCGAATCCGGAGTTCATGGAGGTGGCAGTGGTTGCTCTTGCTACGAGACACGAACCACCATAACTAAGGTAGTTTGCAACGTTTAGCCAGTTTCTATAGTTGTTTACGTTTGGTTTTCCGAAGAGAGATACAAGTTCAGGTTCGTTTGCTACGAGAACTCTTTGTTCTTCTGGTCCAAAATCCGAGTTAATTACAGCGGCGCCTCTAGTTGTCGAAACAGCAGGGATTACATTGGTGAAATCCTTTTCTGTTACGGATACGCCGGGACTTACTCTAAATGCCATGTGAATTCTCCTTGAGTCTTACTTAATTCATAGTAGGAATTATTATGTTCTGATTTATGTATACTAATCGAGTATTTCATTTACCAGCCAAATAATCCTCTTCCGGAGTCATCATCAACATTTTTCCAAAGAGTTCCATCTGAATCTATCTCATATTCTGTAGAATTTCCATCATTAATAAATCCAAACGGAGTCATTTCTTCTTCAAGTTGCTCCATCTTCTCTTTATATAGTTGCTTTCGAATGTCCATATTTAGAAGATCTTTAAAATACTGCTGGGTGGTACACCAAGCAAAAAGCACAAGAGACATTACCAAGTCATCATTATGTCCTTTATCTGCCTCAAATGAATTTTTTCTTGAAATAAATGAAATTAGTTCATCAATGATTCCGAAGTCTTCAACAATAAGTTTGTCCTCTTCAATCATATTTTTGAGGTTAGAGCATCCTACTCGTTTTGTGGCAGTGGTGCTTCTCATACCAAGTTGGGATCCTCCCTTACCAAAACCACCATCTAACGTTTGACCTTTACGTCCTCTTACGGATGTCATGAGAATGTTCTCATACTCAAACTCACTATGAAGAATATCAGCCACTTGTCCACCAATATCATTGATTTCAATCATGCAGTAACAATTATTAAACTGCTTGCACAAAGAGTGTATAATGGTGGGATAAACCATGGGAGAAATTTCGTTGTTTCTAAATGTGGCTACAATTCTATATGGATCATCTCCCCCGGTGATGTCTATTATAGAGAATGCATGGTAATCCAATCCTGTTCCTCTTGCAACATCCACACCCATAAAATATACATGATCTTTTTTTGGTTCCTCGTATATCTTCAATCCTTCATCGCTGCTTATGATGGGTTTTTTGTAAATCATGGATTTAAGTTTTGCCGAAGAAATTAGAGTATTAGTAGATCCAATGAAGTCACACTCGAATTCGGTTCGAAATTGTTCCTCGCTTGTATTAGCAATAGTCTGTGCTTTCCATTTTGCATCTCTGCCTGGAACATCCCCCCAATGAACTTCAATTGGAACATAGGTATTTTTACCTTCTACGGCATCCATCCACATTCGGTAGTACATATTCAACCCCTTTGGAGTCGAAACAATAAGAACCTTTGTGGTTTTACCAGAGGAGATGGTTGGGTATACCGAACTGAAAAATTCCTCTGCAACTCCCTGTGGGACGTAAGCAAACTCGTCCATGAAGATCATGTTAAACGATCCACCACGAACAGCACTGGACGAGGTAGCAGAGGCGAGGATCTTCGATCCATTTTCTAGTTCAATAGATCCTTTGTTCCATTCTACGATACCCTGTTGAATCCATTTGGGTAAATGCTCATATGCCAATTTAAGTCTACCAAGGAGTTCCCTGGCGGTAGCGAGTTTGTTAGCAAGGATGGCAACATTTACGCTGGGGTTGAATAAAACAAAATGAAGAAGATATGCAACGACTGTGGTAGACTTACCACTCTGTCTTGGTAGTTTGGCAATTACAAATCTATTATTATGTACTTTGTCAATGATATCTTTTTGAAAGTCATACATTTCAAAAGGAACCAGTCCTTCATCAACATTAACAATCTGAACATACTTTGTAATAAAATATTCAGGTTCAGCAGCACACTTCAGATATTCTTTTACCTGTTCTTCGGTAAAATCTATAGGAACATCTGATGCTTTTAGGTTTTTATTTCCGAGGTATGACTTTTCACTCGACATCGTTTAAATCTTCTAACTGCTTTCTCTGGTTCTTCACTAAATCTTGGAGTGCTTTTGTTGAACCTACGAATATAGAATTATTGGTAACGCTTCTAGGAGTTGATTCTACATCGTCTTTCTTTATGTCTTTGATTTGCTTGTGAAGTGCAATGAGATCTTTGTTCGCCTCTGATACACTTTTGATTAGGGTGGCAACCACTTCATACGCTCTGGGAGAGTCTCCCTCAGAAGCAACTGCGAGAATACCGTCTATGGCAACGCTACCCTTTTCTACGATATCTTTCAGATTAGCACGAACATCATCATAGTCTCTTTCTAGATGAAAGTCTTTCATGCTTTTCTTTGGAGCAGGGATTACCTCTGTAGATTCCTCTAAAACCTCTGCCTCAATTATTTCATGCTCTACATTTAGTGCTTCACTAATTCTCTCATTGACTTTTTTCTTAGCCACGTATCACCTCAATTATGCATATGTTACACCAGCAACATCCATTGATGCACCCTGTACAAACGTGGTGCTTTCGGATGAGTAATTATTTATACCAGAAGACGAACCGGATGGACCGGTTACTGTGGTTATGACTCTAGACAACGCAGCAGTCGCACCAGAAACACCACCTGTGGTTGTGAAGTCTTCTGTGTCCAAGAATTTGATATCTACCTCTCTGATGATCTTCGATGTCTTTACAGGTCCATAGACGTATGATTTTGCCAAGAACGAAAAATCAAACTGAATTGATCTTCTTGAATCAAAATCACCTTCATAGTCCTCCACAATCGTAGAGGATTGTAGTATGATTGGAACATCCACCTTAGTATGTAACGAGTTGAAGTTCAAAGATACGTTAAACTCTGGAGTGAAGTATGGAAGAATTTGTTCGGTTATCTGTAAACCATCATCCATGTGTCTAACCATTGCAGACAATTGAAACGTAAAATTGTACGGAACCTCAGAATAATCATAGGACAGTTTTTGACCAGCAGTAACACCAGATGTCACATGATACCTGTTCATCGTATTTCTTTTGCGACCAGGATCATAGTCCATTCCAGTAATTTCAAACCCAAGTCTAGGCAGAGTAATCTGTGTCTTTATGTCGTCACTTATAGAACTTGGTTCTGTTATTCTTCGCAGAAACTTTTCTTTAGGACCATATGCGATTGGAACCTTGACTCTTTCTTTGGTGGTTCCATCTGCATTCTTTCTGTCTACCTCTATATCGTTAAACAGAGATCCAAACGCAACGACCAGATTTCTAACGGAGTTGTGGTAAAACGTAGTAAACATTAGATATTACCCTCCGAGAATGGATCCTTATCGGTAAAGTCAAAGATTGAGTCTGCTTCAAGTTCAAAATCATCAGACTCGTCAAATTCTCTCGCAATCGTAACTGTTCTGATTTCTGTATCTGCGGTTGTTCCTGCTTTATAGAATGCGTTAGATACAGATCCACTAACACCTGCTGTATTACCAACACCAACAACGAATCCACTTGCACCAGAGGGACCTGATACGGTGAGAAGGTTGTACCCTGCACCAGAAGGTCCGGCAGTTCCTGCTGTTGCCCATTCGAGTACGGTTGCATACCAGTCTGCACTGGAACCCTCTGTTCCGAAAGTAGATCCCTGATATACAAGTTCACCAACGCTATAGTTGGTGGTAGCACCGCCTGTTAGGTAAATATTAAACGCAATGTCTTCTGCGACTCCTTCGACTCTATCCACATCGGAGAATCCTGTGTCGAAGTCTTCTTGGCTATAGTCGAACAACTCACATGAAAGTTTAAAGGTATAAAGTTTTCCGTGCTGATAAAATGGATTTTCGTGTTCTACAAATTTAATCTCAAACAGACCTTTAGACAAGGGAAGATAAATCAAATCTCCTTCCCTAGGTCTGTTTATGTTCGTTTCATGAGAAAGATTTTTCTCAAACACTTTCTTGGAAACAATAAATTCAATAGTGTCTTTGATCTGAATACCAAACTTGGAAGCAAAATCTCCTTCACCCTCAAACCCATCGATGTTAGAAATGTACATCTCTATGTTCAAACCTTGTTCGAACTTTGAAACGGTATCCTCACCAAACAAGAAATCTTTATTTACAAGAGTTCGTGGTATGTAAATGACATCATGACCATACATTCGAATCGCTTCGATTGTAAGATCCTCGGCAAGATTTTGCTCTGACTTAACCTGATGTCTAAAGAACTTGTTTGTAGCCATTTATTATCCCACCATCATGTCGGGAGGGAGTTCATACATTAGTTGGACGTTCTCCTCGATCTTATCGATTTCGGTTTGTGCAGTTTGCATAATCTCTCTGCCGTTGAAGGTAACTCCGCCTGGAAGTTGAATACCTTCAAACTTGGAAAGATTTTCACCCCACTGCCTTCTGAACAGTTCAGTGACGTATCTCTTCAAGAGTCTGTCGTTGTAGATCTCGGGGTATGTGTCCGGATCAAGAACGGCGTACGCTTCAGCAACTAAGAAGTCACCGACAACCACCTCTTCGCTCCAATCCATGTCCACCTTTAGTTGGTTAGTGACTCTACTAAACCTAATCATTTTTTCAGGAGAAAGAATATCCTGAATCAACGAGAGATGTCGTTTTGTAATATCATACTGAACCATTGACTGGTTGGGGTTCCTAAGTCCGTAAAAGTCATTTAGTGCCATTTGATATCGAACATCAAACAGATTTACGGTTCCTTCGCTGAACTGAAACAGTTTAGTTACGGAGATAACGCTGTCATCAACAGTGATGTATTCATTATCGATGTCTGTTTGTGTAATTTCGTGCTTGAGATATGTTTTCTCTACACCATCGAAATGATACTCTGCGAAAAACTGAAGTGCATCATCAATTCTATCTTCCAGTTGAGCATCATCTACATTAATATCAATTACTGGCGCACCAAGTCGTCGCAAAGCGTATTCTTTTAGTGTTGATCGTGAAGACGGTTTAGCCATTTTGACGCTCCTTTTCCTTTATATGTATGTAACTAATGCCTACAATCTTCGTCTAGTTGAATTTGTTGCTCTATTAGTTTTAGTTCTTTCAGGGACTTTATGTACTTATCTCCACTCTTCCATGGATATTCACATCCTATTTGATTTCTTCCGTTTGTTAGGTAATGTTTTCTTCTAGGTATGTAATAACGAATCCATCCCTCTGGGGGAGATTCAAAGTTAGGATCGAATGTTTTTAATACTTCTTCGTTGAATTTGAACCCATTAATTTCAACTACATCTTTTTTATGACAAATATAACTCATATCTTCCAATTAGGTCTGAATGATAAACCACCAGAGATTGCAGTAGTAAATGGTTGAACTGTCCATGGATAGGAAGATCCTATGAATGTTGGGATATTTCCATTTGCATCTCCGCTATTTGCCTCTTGTACAGCCTTTTCACTCCAGTTTTCCCAGTCATACTGACCGTTAGTGAAGTTAGGTGGATCGTTCCAAACAAAATCAGGAGCGTTTGCACATTCGGATTGGACTCCCCCTTCGACAATAGGAATGCAGTTTCCGTTAGAATCTTCGCAACATGGGGAAGTGTAAATCGTACCCCAAGAGGAATCAAATTCATATGTTACTTTTCTGTAGCCATTGATGTCAGTATATACATCGTCATTTTCTCTAGAAAAATCATCGTTGTCTAGAATGATAAAATTGTTGGTATTCCCATCCCTTTTGATTACTAATATTCCCTCTCTATTTGTTGTAAAGGTTGCATCGAAACCATCATCGGGAGAAAGTAGGGTACACTGGAAATTGTTTCTTGGGACGTGAATAAGAATTACGTCTTTTCCGTGTTCTTCTCCCCATTTAGTTTCTGCAAACCAATCACAACATGCACCATCCCCAAAAGTCTTGTTGTTCCAGTAGTAAAAATAACCACCACCTTCACCAGCGCCAGATCCTGATCCGTCACCATTTGGACCGAATGAACTATTGTTGCTTATGTTAAAGGGATACCAAAATCCATTTTGATAATCTGCGCTATATCCAGCATCAAGTTTACATACAACATGATTTCCGAAATTGTCTCTCTCAAATTCTTCAATTGGGAATTGAAGACCTTGTACTAAACCAATATCATGGAAATATATTCTTGTTGGATCAAAATCAGGCGCTGGTTGAGTCTCCTGTCCATTATCAAAATCTCCATTACATGTATTATAATATATTCCTGTTGAACCGGGATTTTGTGACCAGTAACCAGAATTATTTCCTTGTCTGTAGCATTGACCTCTATATCCTTGGACATTTCCATAGACTACACTTGAATCGGATGTCATAGTCATCCAACCTTCATCCGCTCCGTAAGAAGAAGGATCACCCTCGCTTCCGATTGTATTGACTAATTTCCAGTCAGCAAGTGTTCCGGGAGCCTGGACTCCGTTCCATGCTCCTGAATCTGCTAGATAATCTGTATTTTTGATGTCTTCTCCATCAGAGTCCAACCTCAGAAAATACCTTGCATGGAAACTGTTGTTTCCTTGAAACCAAGGATATCCGTATTGTCCCGGAGCAGTAAGAACCAAAATGTTTTTATACTTACTATACTGATCATAAAGTTCCGACGTTGGAGAAATACTAGATACTCCTAAAATTGTTCCGGGATAATCAAATTGATTGTCTTGTGGATTTGCACCCTCAACAGCAAAATCTTCCATGATGATCCTGCTCCAAACTTTAGGAGTTACAGTTCCATCATCTTCTATTTTGTTTGCCCATAGAATTGCTTTTCTATAGGTGTCATTGACATTACCACCGGGATCAGCAGGACTAAATTCTTCTGTAATTAAAAAAGTATCTCTGGAAATGAACTCTAGATTTCCAAATGTTTTACTTCTGTCTGAATTGCTATTTACAAAAACATCTTTAGCATCCCAAACTAGAGTTCTACTTACTTTTCTGTTAGTATGATCGAAGGTGAGTTTGTATAATTTGTTACTTTTTGTTCCGTCTATGTTGTAAGACCATGAAACTGAATATGAACTTGTACTAGTGTTGAAAGTCCACAGAGGTGTATATGTGCGAACTGTCCCCTGCCAGTAGTAGGCTTCAGGTTCGCCGGTGCTAGAATCACACTTCCAACCGAAAGGTGATTTCATTTGTGTTCCAAGTCCACCAATCATTTATGAAAAGTCCTCTGCCCATGTGCATAAGAAACTATCGGCTGCTACACATATTGCAGAAATCACTAGCCGCTGACTGCTTCCTCTTAGCAAGTTTGGTTTGATACCATTAGCAAATTTATAATTAGCGTTTAAAGTTAAATCGCAGTTACCTGCTGATGCTTTGTCTAAAATAATTGTATACATTGCACCAATCTGATCGTTAAGTATAGAGTTTAATGTGAGGACTCCTGATCCAGTTTTAGTGATAATGAAAACATTACTTTCATCAGCATCCGGTGTGAAAGAAGAATCACCAGTATAGGTTTTTGCGGTAGAATATATTTGACCATTTGATGCAAATATGTTACCTTGTCTTGAACTGATATCTCCAGTGATACCGACTGCACCATCTATGATTATTGTATCTTTGTGTAGTCTTGTGGAGGATAGAGAATCGGTAATACCAATAACTCCTGCTCCCTTTATTTCAAGATCCGTTCCGCTGTTTGTGCTTACTTCTACCTTCGAGTCTGACGCTTTGAATGTTCCTCTTTTACTGTTAGTTGTGTCTTCGACTCTAATTTCTGCATTTGTTGCGTTCTTAACGTGAAGGGGAAAATCTCCTCCGTTGTGCCCTATAGAAATGTATCCATTTTCAGAGTTGATTTGGAAGGAGTTTTCTAGATTGGTTTGATCGCTTGGATAGGAATCAAAGATTTTAAGTTCTTTGAATTGATTCGAAGTTCCGTCTCGAAGTATGATGTCTCCGTCGTTGGCGTTTGTTGTGTCGTGATCAGTGAGTCCCGCATCAGCAAGAGAAACATTTAACCCATCAACGAGTGCTGCTTTGGCAGTGCTGGTTGTTCGAATGATATAGTGTGCTGCCATGAATGGTTGTCGAAGTGAAGCCTCACCAGATGCTTGGGCACTGTAGACATGAGTTCCGCTTCCAGTGTCTGCAATTTCAACAGTGACTGCATCCTCCGCACCACCGATTTGTCCCGCAGTAAATCCATCCATACCAGAGGATCTTCTGTCTCCTGTTACACCAAAGTAATCTGATGTTGCACCAATGACGGTTCTGGATCTTAAATCGGGAGTTTTTACAAATTTAATAGTCGCACTGTTTACTGTATATGTTGCACCACCACTGTCGTGTCGTAGGCTAACAAAAGTAGAGTTTGAATAAACTAATCCAGAGGGGAATCCAGTGTTGTCACCAACAGTTTCTCCTCCAGTGATTCCAGTCAGTGTGTCTGGGTTCAACAACACCTGAGCAGTTGTGCCTGCACTTGCGGTAAACCCTAAACAGAAACTTGGAACTGCTGTTGAGGAAATTTCTTGAGAACCAGTTCTACCAATAAAGCCGGTGTGACCTCTATCTACAATTTCTAGTTCAATGTTGTAGCCATACTTGGTTCCAACTCTAGCGAAGTATTCAGCGTAATCTCCAATAACACTCACCGT